CGGCTGATGATTTGGTATTGACTGCGTCAGGCGGTTCAGTGGCAGCGTTTAGATATGTCATCATTTACAACGACACGCCAACATCCCCAGCCGATCCATTAGTGGGTTATTATGATTATGGGTCATCACTAACTCTAAATGATGGTGACACGTTTACTATAGATATTGGAACCAACGGTATCTTAACGCTGACATAGAGTAGGAGAGCGTCACATGGCAAAACTTTTTAACAGAGCCAAAATGACGACAAGCACTACTGGCACAGGAACAGTTACATTAGGTAGTGCTTCTGTAGGCTTTCAATCGTTTGCTGATGCTGGTGTTTCGAATGGTGATGTTGTCCAGTATGTTATAGAAGAAGGTAGCAATTTTGAAATTGGTACTGGAACATATACAGCTTCTGGCACAACACTATCACGAACTCCTTCAGAAAGTAGCAATAGTGGGAGTGCAATTTCACTGACAGGTGCAGCTACTGTATCAGTAACAGCCGTTCATAGTGATTTTAATCTTCTACAGCACGAAGGTGTAACAAAGGTAGCTCCAACAGCTACTGGAGCAACTGTTACTGGTACACTAGCAGCCACAGCCGTAACAGGTGATGGTTCTGGTTTAACTGGCATTGTTTCTATTCCGTCTGGGTTGATTGCAATGTGGTCAGGTACGAACGCAAACATTCCGTCAGGTTGGGTTTTGTGTGACGGAAACAATAGCACACCAGATCTTACTGACAGATTTGTGTTAGGGCGTTCCGCATCTTCGAACACTGGTTCAACTGGTGGTTCAAACACTGTAACACTTGCAGAAGGTAATTTGCCTAGCCATACGCACTCAGTGTCAATAACGACAGACGGTGCTGGTGCAGCAACGCCAGCGGGAAATATCAGCAATAGCGGAAACCATACGCATGGGTCGGGTAACTTAGCGGCAGCGGCTGGTGGGGATCATTCGCACAACTTTAACGCAAACACTGGTAACTCTGGAAACCACTCTCATAATGGTTATACTTCTGGTGCTGGCGCACACGCTCACAATTTAACTTTTTCTTATGCTAATGGTAGCACCACAAATAGAATTTTTGCTACGGCTGCTGGCTCAAATTACAACTACAACACTACTACCGATAACAACAGCAATCATAGCCACAATGTTGCTACTTACGGTGCTGGTGATCACAGCCACAATTTTAATGCCAATACTGGAAACTCAGGCAACCATACACACTCTATCAGCGGTGACACTGGTGGTGCTGGAGACCACAACCACACCTTTACTGGAACAGCTATAGGAAACCATACTCACTCTGTCAGCGGCACAACAGGCGGCACTGGTAGCGGTTCAGCCGTAACTATTACTCCTATTTATTACGCAATAGCTTTTATTATGAAAACTTAGAGGTCATTATGAAAATTTTAAATATAAAAGCCAACGGAAGTATGAGTTTAACTTGGGCAAATAATGACGTTATTACCGATACTTCTGACGTAAATATACCTTCCGATACGCTTGCAGAAATCAACGAATTGATGGCAGAAATACAAGCAGATGGATTTCAAGAAATACATTTTGAATATGGGCTTGGGAAAAACTTTACTCACAAAGCTGGCTCACAAAAAATGGAAGAAATTACAAATACAGATAATAATTTATTTGCAACAATGGAAACTTGGGGAGCAAATTTGCTACCTAACGATGAATAAATGGGTCACGTTAACTTCTTTGCAAATTATGATCAGATAAACAGCTTTCCACAACCTCAAGCTGCCTCAAAATTTATTCCTAATTACTTTAAATCGTGTCCACAACAAATCGGTGATAATCCACAAGATGGAACGGTTAAAAGATGCGTTCCGTTTTTAGATGCCTTAACAAAAGGATTTATAATTCCTTTATGGGCAGAGTGTAGAATTGTGGCAACGAACGGAGACATAAATATTCAGTTTCCACAGAACTTAACAATGCCAGAAAGTCTATCTACTCATAGCTATGATCAAATATCTGGACATCCTCTTAGCAATGATAAATACGGCAAAATACCATTAAAGTGGATTAATCCTTGGGGGATACAAACACCAAAAGGGTACTCTTGTTTGATTACTTCACCGCTTAATCATATGGAAAATAAATTTAAAATTTTAGATGGGATAGTAGATACCGACACCTATTATAATCAGATAAATTTTCCGTTTATTTGGACGGCTGGAGATGGCGATTTTTTACTTCCAAAGGGTATGCCTCTTGTTCAAGTGATACCGTTTAAAAGAGAAACTTTTAAATCTAAAGTTGTAGAAACTGATCATAAAAAGCGTTCCATAGTAAACTCAAAGCTGGGAACAGTTTTAAGAAATGGTTATAGGAATATGTTCTGGAATAAAAAACAGGAGGATAAGTTATGACTATTGCATCTGGTCCAATAGGTAGTGGTCCAATCGGATCAAGTGGTGGTGCTTCATATGCCATGCAAGTTACTAGCGGTACTTTTACGCTTAGTATGGCTGGGGCTGGTAAGCTTATTACTGACATTTATCCAAGTGGTCAGTTTACAATTACAACTTATCCTTTGGGTTTTAAGCAAGATATTCAATATGCAATCAATAGCGGATCTTTTACTTACACATTCCAAAATGTTGTCGTTTCTAGAGGTAAGGGTATTGAAGCTCTCAATGGTTCCTTTACCCTTACTGGTAATGCTGTTGATTTGCCAAAGGCATTAAAATTAGGTTCTACTGTCGGTGCGTTTACCTTAACTGGTCAAGATCAAACTTACGAAATACACATTAGTATATTACCAGTTTCTCAAGCATTTACTGTTACCTTCAATGATGCCAGTGTTACCGCACAATTTCCGTTTCCTGTCACAACAGGTACATTTGCTCTGACAGGTCAGGCGGCAACAGTTACAGCGCAAAGAAAACTTGCAGTCGATGCTACAACTTTTACTTATACTGGGTTCGATACAAAATTTAGAGGTTGGTTTAGTCCTACCGTTCCACCAGCAATATGGACGGATGCGGCTTAACATGATAGATTTATATAAATAGGAGATTGATATGGCTATTACGATTACAAAACCTACCGTTGGAGGTAGTGAGGGAACGTGGGGTGATACCATAAATACAGGTTTAACAGCAATTGAAAGCACTTTTAATGGCTCTGGTACTGGCAAAGCTACTGTTGCTCCAGATCTTTCAACGCTTACAATTAATGGCACTGACGTTACGTCTACAGCGACTGAGTTAAACTTATTAGATGGCGTTACCTCAACTACGTCTGAATTAAATATTTTGGATGGGGTAACTGCTACAGCGGCAGAATTAAATTTACTAGACGGATCGGCAGCAAATACAGTGGTTAATAGTAAAGCTGTAGTTTATGGTTCATCTGGACAAGTACAGGCAACAACTGTTGATTTAGGCGATTGGACAATAACACAATCTGGATCTGATTTGAAATTTGCATATCAAGGAACTGATAGGTTCAAATTAACTTCGGCTGGTGCTTTAACGGTTGAAAATGATGTAACAGCATTTGGAAGTGCGTAATGGCTTTACCAACTTCAGGATCATTAAGTTTAAATCAAATTCATATTGAGGCTGGAGGTTCTACTGGTACAACTTGCTCTTTTCAAGATACTGATATCAGAGGATTAACACCAGCTACTGGGAAAACTATTAACAGCACATTAGGAACGGAAATAGACATTAGTGATTTTTATGGTGCTAGTGCTATTACAAGTGAAACTGTCACAGATCTTTTAACCAATACAACATACAGAGATTATATCGAAAGTAGAAATAAGGGCGATAGTGGTAAAAGAGATTATGTCGGTGCTGGTGGTGCAGTAGATGGTAGTAACAATGAAACTGACGCAAGCTTTAATTATGGAAGTAACTCTTACAGATATGAAACAAGTGTTGTAGTTGATCTGGCTTGGGGAGCTATACCTTCTGTGTGGTCCGATCTTGATGGATGTACTATAGTATTTTGGTCTTTTGCCTCTAATGCTTCCGCTTCAACAAATGGATTTCACACAGATAGTGGCGGTACAACTAGAAGTATATCTTTGACAGATTACGGGCCAATGTCCTTAACATTTGGTGAAGTAC